GAGACAGTTACAAGAGAAAGGTTTTGAATAATGAATATTAACTATAAAGGCTCTACGCTTGCCGACATAAAAGCGAAGGAGATTGACGATTTCGTCGCCTCTACTATTGAGCTTATGCTCGAAAAGGGCAAGTTCACTAACTTGCTTTCTGACCGCAATGATTATCCCGCTGTTCGCGAGTTGATGGCTCGTCACAAGAACCTCCTTCAGGGCGAAGAGTGGACGTTTAATGTTGCTATTGCTGAAAACAACAACGGCAATGGCACGGCTAAGTTTACTAAGCTCTTTGATACTGATGCGTCTAACCGCGTTGATGTCATGCGTAAGGGCAAGTCTTCGCCGCGTTTCGCTACGGCGAACTTCACTTATGATCTTCGTGAAAAGGCTCTTAACTCTGGCTCTATGGTGCAGCGTATCGACTTCATCAAAGAGCAGATGGAGCTTATGTATCAGTCGTACTACGAGCTGATGGAGGCAAGCTTCTGGGCAAAGCCTGAAAATTCGTCTGACGATGTAACGCCCGAGGGTCTTCCGTTCTGGCTTATTCCCGCATCGAAGGGTGGCAACGGCTCGTTTGAGGCTGTCAACCCCGGCGCTGGCTGGTTCCGTGCAGGCATTGACTCTACGACATACAAGCGTTGGGCTAACTGGTCTGCGCAGTATGCTGAGGTGACTGGTGCTGACCTTATCAAGAAGATGCGCTACGCCGCTCGTAAGACGCTCTTCAAGTCTCCGCTCAAGATTGGTGAGCCTACGCTTGGCAAGGGTCGCGCCGTCTATGCGAATACCGATACGGTTATCGCTATGGAGGAAATTCTTGAGGCTCAGAACATGAACCTCGGCAACGATCTCGCTTCTAAGGACGGCAAGACACTCTTCAAGGGCAATCCAGTTTACAACGTGACTTCTCTTGATGGAGACGTGAAAGCTCCCGTCTATATGCTTGACTGGGCTACACTCGGCTTGGGTGTTCTTAGCGGTTGGGATAAGAAGGTGTCTGCACCTCAGCCTGTCGCTAACCAGCACAATGTCCGCGCTGTATTCCTCGATGCGTCGTACAACTTCATCTGTACGAACCTCCGTAATCAGGCGGTCATCTCTAAGGCTTAAAATCCTGAACCCTTCCGAGCGAGGCTTTCCGTTTCTTCTTCGCTCGGAAGGGGACTTTTGAAGAAGCGGATTTTTGAGGTAAGACAATGTCAGAAAGAGCTATTTTTAAGTGTGGAACATATCCCGCTCCCAAAGGAGTGACGGAGTTTACTCTATCTGGGCTTAACCTCGATTTTACTCCAGGCTCTGTCGTTGTCTCTCTTCGCCAGCCCGCTGAGGCCGCACCTATCGTAAGCGCGCATATGACTGGCGCACCAACGGCTGATGGTTTTATAGTTGCGCTTTCCGCTCCTCTCGATGTGGACGGGTATATGCTCGATTGGCAAGCATTCGCAGGTATTCTTACCTTAGAGGATGCAGATACTCTTGCAGTATCATACAATGATTTAATGCGAATTGTAGCCGATTTTCTCGGTCGCCCCATAGATGCAATGACTGAGGACGAGAAGCGTAAGGTAGATTCATTCGTTCAGTCAGGGGTTAGGAACTTTTACTACCCGCCTAAGATGGAAGGGGTAGACGAGGATTTTGAGTGGTCTTTTCTGCGACAGAAGGGCGGTGTAGATACTTCGCGCGGAATTGCCTCATATATTCTCCCGGATGGCTTTGGGCGCATTTTAGGGCAGATAGTGTTTGACGAAATTCACGCGCCGTCTATTCCGCTTATTCCTTATGGGGAGTTAATCTGCCGCGCTTCGGAGAACGAAGTAGGCATGCCGCGCATAGCAGCAATTTCTTCGCGCCGAGATTTCGGTACGAAGGGGCAGCTTAAAGAACTTCGCTTTTATCCTATTCCCGATAAGACATACAGCGTCTCATTTGTCTGCGACGCGGACGATGGGCGCATTAGTGAAGAGCGTCCATATCCTCTTGGTGGCGCGATGTTCGCTGAACTTATTACTGAATCTTGCCTCGCAGTCGCTGAACAACGTGCCAATGATGAGGCAGGGCTTCATACTGATAACTTCAACCGCTTACTTATTTCCATGATTGCACGTGACCGTAAATCGGGAGCCCAGAATTATGGAATGGTAGGTGATTACGTTAATTCTACTAACTGGTAAAGAAAGGAGAACTGTTATGTTCAATAAAGCTATTATGCGTGTTATCGCTCCTGTTATCAAGGCTCTTGAGGATCGTATCGCGGCACTTGAAGCAAAGGTGCAGTAATCCATGCGCACATCCACAAAGACACTACACTTTCCTCTGGCGGGTCTCGATCGTTCACGCTCTTATGGCGTAGCGACAGAGCCGTCAGAGAATCGCGTTTATGCTACGCCATTAGCTATGAATGTGCGCGGCACAGATGTCTTTGGCGGACGATTTCGCGGCGGTTCTCGACCGGGGCTTAAATCCGTAGACATTCCCGATTCTACCGAGGTTTATACTTCGCCTACAACAATCTATCGTGGACGCAAAATCTACGCAGATGGGCATTTGTGGTTCGCTTCTCGCGCAGGCGATATGACGGACTTCAATATGGGCGGAGACGGTGGAGACTTTACTCGCCCGACATTAGGAAAGATTGGGTATGCCTCTGAAAAAGACGAAGAGCCCATTACTGCGATATTCAATACGACTAATGATACATTGTTCATCGCCACAAGGAAAAGCGTATGGACTTGTAGCGGCGATGTCGCATCAGGCTCTTTTGTTAGGGTCGCTGAATTTGTAGGTGTCGTATCTAAAGACGCATGGGCTTACGATGGAAGGCTTTTATATGTCGTATCATCTAACGGCATATATGCCTATGCCGCAGGGCAAGGTTTTGTAAGGATGAGCGATAATGTTCCCGAGGAACTTGTTAGTATCTCTTCGGCATTGTGCGCCTACGATCCTGAACAGCACGCCTTGCATATTTTCACAGACAAGGGCGATTGGCTTTTTGACATTGATGCAAAATCTTGGTGGCCTCAAGAATATAATGAGGTTATGCGGCCAATCGCAAGGGGAACGGCTGTTATTGAGAATGTCCGCAAAACAACTCTCCTTGGAAGTGACAAAAAATGGAGAGTATTTGATGATAAGATGCCTAATGATGATGGCGAGAGTTTTAATTCTATTGTCGCCATAGGGCCAATTCGTACAGGGGTAAGAGAGGATATGGACGGAATGATAGATAAATTGTCAGCGACATTTGCGGCAAATTCTTCATCCATTTCATGTTCATTTTGCGTTGGAAAGACCGCCGAGGAATCAATTATAGCCGCAAAATCTGGCGACAATGTTTGCACTATCCCGCTTAAGGGAGGGCTTAACCACAACTTTAGACCTCGTGTTCGCGGCGCATGGGTGACGCTTGTTCTTTCAGCAACTGAGCCGTGGGCGTTTGAATCTATGACGGCGGTTGTAAAATCTTTAGGAGGGCTTAGATAATGGCAGCATTGACGCTTGAGAAAATGAATGTTGGGGATATTATCACTCAACGCATTCCAGCCGTAGAAGAGGTCTTGTCGGCATCCGCTTGGTTTAAAGACGAAGAAATGGAACTCGATTTTGGCGAGTATGTAGGTCGCCCGAGTGAGAATGCCTTAATGCACACTTCGCTTCTTACATATTTCCTTGCTAATGGATGGAAAATAAAAGAGGTAAAGAATCGTTTTTCGACAGGCACATGGGAAAGCCGCGCAGAAGCGAACGGGACGAATGGCGTAGTTGCGCACTCTTCTACGGAAGCATTAAGTAAGGCTGAGGGAAAGACGATTTCAAACACGGGAGACGGTAACGTTGGTGGGGCTCCTGTAGTTCGTGCCGAAAGCGAAACATCATCATCAGGATCAAGCTCTTCCGAGGGAGAATCTTCTTCAACAGGCAGTTTCGCAAATGTAAGTGTCGCTGGCGGCGCACCTTATTGGTGTGCGTATCAAACCGTCGTTCTAACGCGTCGCAAGATGCAGTCAGAGCTTGTATTAAACGATATGATTGCGTCTTTTACTAAGGCTTATAATGAAGGTCGCTCTGTAAACAATGCTCGTTATGATGAGCTTGTCGCACTCTATTCTCTTATGCTTTCGCATACCGAAGATGAGGCAAATAGAATCCCCTTAGATGCTCTCAAACCTGACGACCTTCTTGCGCTTGGAGACGAGTTGGCAAGTTCATTTAGTACTGAGAACGGAATCAAACTTGAGGAAATACGCCCGATTTATGATACGGCACTTGAGAATATTCGTGCGGCGATAACGGCATTGAAAGATGCGGTAAGTATTCCCGCAAATTGGCTTAAGTCGCGTGAGGACGACATTAACTTAAAGTTCGATAACGAGAAAACTAAGATCAACTCTACGATGATAGCCAATGGTTCGTTTGCAGATTCATCATGGGCTAACATTGTTTCTGGCATTGAGCGCGATAGGCAATACGCCTTAAACAATTTAGCCGATACGATGGTCACATTGAAGGTTGATACATACGGCAAGATTGCAACTTTAACAGCCGATTCCGAAGGCAAACTTTTGGATGTAGTTGCGAAGTTAGTAGGCATTGAGGCTTCTCTTGCCGACTTAAAAGTCCGCATTGCTGATATTCGCGCTCGTCTTATGGAGAGTGCTGCAAGGATTATTGAGGCCTTGCAGAAGAATCAAATCGGTCTTACAGAACTTCGCAATACTGTTCTTAAATGGATGTTTGACTTTATGGAACGGCGCGAGGACGATTACCCGGGTCTTGAACAACTTGCTACAATTGCAGATAGGCTCGGTTATTCCGATGGCGCGGTTGGCGGTTCTATTGCAAGTTAAGGAGGTGGTAATGATAACTGAAAATAGCGTTCGTATTGCTCAGGACGGAACGGCGTGGAAAACTTCCCTGATGCTTGGGTACATTAAAAAGACTGTACTTGATGCAGGAACTCATGGGGAAAATGCTTATAAACTAACCTTCGTCAAGAAAGACGGAAGTGAGTATTCGTTTTTCTTTGACAACGGCACGGGCGTGTCGGCAACAAATCTTATTCTCGACAAGGACTTACTTAAGAATCTTCTTATTTCAAATTGGTCTACAGGCAAGGCTGAGGTTTTCGAGCAGGCAAGAGCAACTCCAACGGGATGGTAAAAAATGGGCGTTGGAATAAATTATAGGGGCGTAGGCGGCAACCGTCATTTCGACTTAAATGGCTTGCCTACGGGCGAGGCGGACGCTTTGTTCAAAACGCCGCGCAGACACAAGCAACTCCTTCCTGAAAACTTCAAGAAGGCATTGCATCCTATGCCGACAGACCCCATAGCTAAGGAGAATGAGGGCAAGGTAAAACTTAACGCATTTGATATGCGCCCCGATACGCTCGATAAAAAGACAATGCCTGGAAGCGCAGTCACAGCATCTATGTCGGGATTGTGCCTTGAGGGGGAGCAGGAAAATCCCTCTGTTGTCGGTACAAAACTTTATGGCTCGCACGGAGGCAAAAAAGGTTATCACGCATTTAACGATTTCGATCCTCCTGTTGAGGGCGGGCGCGTAGGCGCACTTGGCGCAGGCGGCGAAGGCGCGGACAATTCTATTGCTAAAGCGGGCGCGCCTTTTGCATATCAGGTCGCCAGCCGAGTTGTTATGGAAACGGACGACCTCGGCAGGCAAATACTTATTGAGTATGATAAGGATGTTCAAAACACAGCCCTTGGCCGTACTCACACCGTGACAGGCGAGAGAAGGCGAATTATCTGCGTGATTGACAAGACGAGTACGAGTACGAAATTTCACACTCCCTTTGAGATTCAAAATACTGAGGATGGCGTAAAGATTGTTAATTGTGTCTTTTGGGTCGATGGGGCGGAGCGGGTGTTGGGTGATTATCCTGCTCCTAAAGATGGCTTTGTATTTTTGGTGGGCAAAAAAAAAAAGGATGGTTCGTCTGCGAGTGCAAGCGATGAGGCTGATGCTCTCGATATATATCTTTCTAATGAGGAAAGTGCGGAAGAATCAATCTTTTGCATAAAACTGTATGAGTTTTCAAATGGCGAGGTTATAAAAGATTTTCGAGACGCGCCATTGATTTTGTCATCAGCGGATGCAGAAGCAGACAACACCTCTATTGATAAAAAGGGCGGGAAGTCTAAGGATGCGCTTGAATTAGCGCATTTCGCAGACAAGGAAATGGATTCTTCAAAAGGGCTTGCCAATAGGCTTCGGGTTGATACAGAGAGCGGCAAGATTGTATCGCAAGACGATTCTCTTATGCTTGTTGCGCGAAAGAGTGGGAAACTCATTTACATTCCTCTCGGGGGTTCTGACGAGGGAGAAGACCCTGTTCACGAAGATGAGGGCGTAGGAGACGACCCTTGCGCACACCCCGGCGGCGGAGGTTCGGTGTCTCCCGATGATGATGGCACTCCCTCACAGAATGGCGGCGGTGCCGTCTCAAAGGAAGAAGGCTCTATTGTTACGGGCGTAATTAAATGCCCATAGGAGGTAAGACATGGCAAAATATAAAATTACTGGTAAAAGATTTCTTCGTAAATATTCGGCTCCTTCAAGAACGCCTACATATTCAGCGCACTTAGATGCAGAAAAAATAGCGGCAAATCTTGGAAGTGTTGAATGGGAAGAGACTGCTGAACGAGAGGCGACATTCCCCGCTCATTCAGGCAAGAGCGAAGCGTCTGATGCGGAGAATGTCGAGACAAGAAATATTTATGACGCGGCACTTTTTTGCGGCGAACATACCGATGGGAAGCATCGTGCTTTTGCCAATGCTGCTTGTTACAGATTTACCATTCCCGACTCTGTGGCGAATGTGCGCCTTACAGAGCTTTCAGTAAGAGTTAATTCTGACCCATACAATTCTACGGGCGCAAGAATTTCAGTTTATGTTTCGGATGAAAGCACTCCTCCTTTGGATTGCGCCACTTGTAGAACAGGCTCATCGAGCGATGTTTCTTCTTCTGCTCAAACCAATAACGGAGCAGACGGAGGCCCTGCAACAGAGTGGTATTCTACTAACACTCACGTGGAAGCAGTCTCGCCTCGCCGCGAAGATGGCGGAAATTGGTTTGCTACATCAGGGCAGGCAATTATTCGCCCCGAGGGAGGGCTTTTACTTAAGAAGTATCTTTATGTATTTGTGCTTCTTGAAAATTATGCCGTTGCTCGCAATGGATTTCTTGAAGGCTCTTCGTATGCGGAAGCGGAAGTCGAGCTGTCGGCAGATTCGGAAATTTTAGGATGGTCTTTATCAGGCGTAAACGACACAACAAAAACAGCAGGGTTGGTGTTGGGGAAATATGAGGTTCAGGTTGTTAGTAAGGATGAGCTCGACACGGGAACAAAAGGTAAGACTCGCGAGCTTGCCTTCCGGCCATCCACTTTTACGCCTATCGCATCTGTAGGGGGAAAAGGAATTTCTTTGTTTAAAGAAGGGAACATAGTTTTTGGAGATTCTGAAAGAAATTTTATTGTCGCCATTGGAGATTTTTTAGGGGAGAGCTCGTTCAACGATATTCCCGGGGTAATCATATACGATACTGTGTTGAATAAAAAAATAAACTTTGGGACATTAAAAGATAAGGCTGATTTTTCTCTTGTAAAAGATTCTTCGGTAGTAGATGTATCGTTATGGCCTTGCGGCGGCGATAACCAAACGTCCACTTCGAGAGTTATGGGCGTAACGCTTCATTATGGCTCTTATGTAGCTAAACATTGTCCACCTCTTTTCCTCTTCCGTTACAATCCTGAGACTGGGGATTGTAGCTATTCGGCTATTGGTGGAAGTGCATGGGCAAAGGACGATACTCAATTAAGTCAGGACTGGTATTTAAAGATAGTGCATAATAATCCTACAATTCCTGCTGGCGCGATGGACGTTTCTCGTGTTCTCGCCGCTCCAGTAGCCAGTATAGGTCTACCTTATGGCGGCGGTAATATGGTCTTTGGCGGAGGCCCTGATGTAGTCATAAATTCTGTGGAGGAACTTGTATCAGGAGATGTTTTTGTGAATGTCGTAGTTGCGCGATACGTGCACGATTCTATGTACTTAGGGCTCCAAGATACTCATTCGGTTTTAAGACTTAACGGTCGCCAAGTAGGGGCTGTATGCTTAATAGATGATGGTATGAGGGATGGGGAAGATATGGAAAGATCTCTTGTGTTGATAGGAGATTTCGATAAAATAAACGATACTGTAGTAAAACATTTTGCTAAGATTACTTTCAGTTATGGCAAATCCGGTGTACCGGGAGCTGCACAAGGTGATTCTTTTAAATATAAGCCTATGAAAGACAGCTTAAACATCGAACCTTTCTTCCCGTTTGACGTGGAGCTGGATAACTACGAAGATGTGCAATTTTGTTTTGGGGACTTCGAATATGATACCAGAGCCGACACGACTGAATACCCCCCCACTGAGTCAAGACGTGTTTGCGCGATATATGGGAAATTCACTCGAATAAATGGGCGCAAATGTAATGGCGCGGCGTTTATCACGTATGATACTATCAAGGAAGAGAGCGGAGGTGCAACTGTTGAGAGATTCACCGCTCTGCAAATTTATCCAATGAAATCTTCTCATCATACAGTATTAAAACTGATTGGAAATCCAAGCTTCTCATGCGCAACAATGTCAGCTGATGTTTCTTGCTATTGTCTTCGTTGAGATTCATCGCAATAAAAATTAAGGAGCAAAACTTATGGCAATTAAAGTTAAACACGAAGGAAATGTGACGAGCCGCGTATACGCAAGCGCGGCGGGCGGCAAGGGTAAGCGGCAGGCGGAGGACGCGAAGGTTCTTGCCTCAATGCAACGCGGCGGTATGGGCGGTGGTGGCGGCGGAACGGGCGGCGGTGCAAGGGCAGGAGGTAGTGCGCCAACATTGAATGCACCGACTTCGCACGCCGCATTAGGGTCAACAGGGTCGTTGATTGGTCGTAGCAATACCTTCGAGCAACAGAAGGAATTGCAACAGCAACAGGACGATGCTATTCTTGCTCGCCAAAAAAATGAGCAAGACTTTAGGGCAGGCGAGAATGAGAAGGAGCGTAAATGGAAAGGAGACGAGGCTGCTTCTGAGCGGTTTTCTCGTAAATGGTTGCAGGACGACCAACAGGAGTTTTTGACTGAGAGACAAAAAGCCGAACAAGAATGGCAAGCGAATCAGCAATCTGAGAAAGAACAGCGTGAAAAGCGCCGCAATGGGTTGCGTAGGGAAGGTTATTCAGAAGAGGCCATTTTGAAGATTGAAGAAAATACTCGCAAGAAGGAGAGCATAGAAGGCGATAGCAAACTTACCCCTGAACAGAAGGCTGCCGCTCTTGAGGAAATCCGTAAGGAGCGCGAGGGGATAACGCCGTCTTACGAGGCCACGCCCGACCCGAATGACCCATCGCAGTCTATTCGAGAGGTGACGCTTTCTGATGGGCGCAAGGTTCAGCTGATGCGTGACGCACGCGGCAACTGGACTGAGTACGTGCCAGATAAGTCTAAGATGACGGCGCAGGAGATATTTGATTCAGGCGTTGATTATAATGGCATAAGGTATATTCCCGATGGGCGCGGCGGGCTTACGCCGCTTATAGACCCGAACTGGAAGATCAATGCTGCGCGTCAAGAGAAACGTAATGCCGCTATCCTAAAACGAGCGCAAGAGCTTGTGACTAATTCGAAAGATCCCGATTCCGCTGAAGGGCAAATTTCATTTGAGGACGCAGTGAAACAGGCAACTGCCGAATTTAATCAAGCGTATGGTTCGCAGTCTACACCTACACCTACACCTACACCTACACCTACACCTACACCTACAGACGGAGAAGAGACGTATGATTTTGATTATTCTGAAGATGAAGAACTTGCCGAAGCTAAACGGCGTGGACTCATTAAGTAAGATTTAAGAGAAGGAGAATTTTTATGGCACTTAGTAATTCGTTTGGTGGTTCTAAAAAAATGCTGGATGAGGGGTTGGGTGTTGCCGCCGATCCCCTTGCCTTGTTAAGCGAGGAGCTGGATAAGATGTGGGGCGTGTCTGCGCCCCCTAAAGAAGACCTTGAGAGTGACCCTGTAAGAGACTTGTCAGAGAGTTATCGTTCAGAGTCTTTGCGGAAAATGAGCGATGAAGAGTTAATGGCTCGCATCCAAAAAAGAGAGGCGTTGAAGGCGGCAGAACAGGAACGCCAAACAGCATTGCGAAGCATGAGCAACGAGGACCTGATGGCGCGCATTGAGGCTCGAAAGAAGTCTCCAATGGGGGCGCTTGAGTATCTTCGCAAGTCCGCTGAGGCGAAGGGCGTTGTGTGGGATGGCGATACTCCAGATTTGAAGAAGAGCTTTGATGCGACTCTCATGGCACTTACTCCGTTCTTTGATAAAGCGATGCGGTATACGCGGAGTAATGAGATTGGTGGATATGTTGATATTGCAAAGGGCAATTTCAACCTTGGCGATCCGTCAATTCGTGAGAGATACCGTGATAGTTTTATACCGTATTATAATGGCGCGGCTACATTGGATGATGTTAAAAAGGATATTCAAGAGACGGCCCTGCGTCAGGCAATAGACCGTAGTGAACAGTTGCAACGCGCTCAGCAGGAAATTGAGAATCGTGGCACTACGACTATGGGAACTGTTTTCGGCAAAGGCGCGGAGATTGTTGGGCAAGCCTCTGAAATGGCAGTCCCCTGGGGCTTCCTTGTCGGCGCAGGCACAGAAGCGGCGGCGCGTTATGCCGAACACGCTAATGGCAAGATAGGCTACGACGAGAACGGAAATCCTGTTATTCTTGACGGCGATTCGGCTGGCAAGGCGGCGGGTGAAGCGTTGCTCGGTGGTATGGCGCAGTCGGGCATTGAACTTTTAGGCGGTAAAGTCTTAGGTAAGGTGTGGGGCGCTACTGGCGGTAAACTTATTGGCAAGGCGGCGGGTACTGCGGCAGGTCAGAAGGTTGCGGAGAATAGTATCGTTAAAGGCGTTGGTAAGATAACCAATTTGCTGAAAACACCGCTCGAAGTAACGGGCTGGTCTGGTATGCCGGGCGAAATTGGCGAAGAGTTTATGCAAGGTGCGACTGATGCGTACTTTGGATTAGATACGACAGATGCTGAGGAAAGAGGAACGACGGCTGGAGGACGCTTTAAGGAGTTTGCAGGCAACTTCTTTAAGGGCGAGAACTTAGCTGATTTAGCAGAGTCTATGCTACTTATGCAGGCGATTGGTGGCGGTAGCGCGTATTTGCAGAAGCGCCACTCAAATCAGCAGCTTAATAAGATAATCGCCGAGAAAATTGGTGGAGTTAGCGAGAATGTTCTTAACAAACTCTCTCCCGAAGAAAAGGCGAGAATTGTTGAGGCGCATTATCAAGGATTGAGCGCAGAAGAAGCTGCGGACATCATAAACAAGGGCGCAGGTGCGCTCGATAAGTTTATTATTGAGAAGCAGACTGAAGCTACTCAGAACGCCAATGGACGCGCCATGTTAGCCGAGATGAATCCCGAAGCGGCAGACGCCATCCGTGCCGCAAGACGCGAGGGTAAGGATATTTCGCGCAAGATGATCCGCGACTTAGGATTGTCTGAGAAAATCTTAGGCGATGTAGAATCTCGCAATAAGTTCGGTGACGCGCTTCTTGAGGACGGTCGAAGGGAAACCGCGAAGAATGCCGCCAAGATGGACGGACAGCAGGAAATGGCGTTGCGTCAAGAGATTGCTGGCTTTGTCGGCGACGGACCCGAAGCGCAGAGAGTGTATGACCGCGTGACGATGAAGCTCAAAGACGCATCTGTTCTTGACGACCCCTATCAGCGCGAGAAACTTGTAATGCAAGCGGCAGAAGCCGTTTGGAACGAAGACCAAGCCCAGCGCGTTGGTGGTGCGCGTCAAAAATCGCGTATGGCAGAGAAAGCCAACCACGAAGCGCGAGTTGCCGAGGCAGAAGCGCAGGCAGCAGAACAAGCAGAAGTGGAGCGCGGTCGTAATGCGAAAGGAGGACAAAATGAAACCAGAGCCAATGAAACACAGCCGCAACCCGAACAAACGCAGTCAGTCGTGCCGCCAGCAGGAGAAACGGCGCGATCTGTGGAAGCAGGAGAAGCGTCGTCAGAAGTGGGCGCAAAGGTAGCATCAAACACATTCCGTGGGCATGAAGTTCCTAATTCCGCAACAGATGCGCAAAAACATACACTTGAAGCCGTTTTTGGCGACGGTAAGATAGTTAATATTTCCGTTGATGATAAAGGCCAGATGCGTGTAAAGACGGTGCTGACTGTCAATGGAAGAGAGTTCTACCATGATGATATCGTAGGTAAAGATGGAAATATCATAGATGATACTCAATCAATAGACGAAACAGCATCAAACGAAAAAGGGGGCGGCGAGGTAGCGCCTGTTTCTGTAGATAACTTCCCCAGTAACCTTAAAATACTATCGGCGGAGTTGGCTAAAAAAAGCGGCGACCCTACTAATCTCGGACGTAGAATAAAAAGCGCAACTAAAGAAGAAATTTTGGCTGCGCAACAAGAGATTGTTGATGCCTTAAACGATCCAAACCCGCAAAACTTTGAGCGGTTTTTTGATAGATTGAATAGCTATGCAGTAGGCGTCAAAGAGATGCTGAAGTTTCGTAATGAGTGGAAACGCCTCCATCCTGATACGAAAATTAAGTACGGCAAAGTCAATATAGAGCGTTATATTACAATCGAGGAAGCCGTTGAGGCTGGAAAAGCTCAAGGATATGATGTTTCTAAAAACCCAGCGTTTAATGTTGATCGTGAAGGTTGGCGTCTACCAAATGGGACGATAGTTATTGTTCATAACAATATCCCTTCTCCGTGGGCACAAGATAAGCTTATGAGACGCGAGATTGTAAGACATAATGAAAAACTTAACGATGTAGTTTTTTTTGACTCCACAACAAGAGAAGCGCAGACAAAAGTGGGCAGAGAGGTAGAAGCGTCTAAAACCGCCGCTAAAGCCCCTACAAGCGCGTCTACAGAGACGAAGGTAAATACACCTCTGACAACTACGGAGAGCGCAGAGGGCGGTTCTCAAGCGGCTGATGCGGTGTCTACGCCTACGAAGCCTAAGACTGTCCGCGAAGGCAAGGCATTCGTCAAATCTAACATTGGCAAGCGGTATACGGACGGCAAAAAGACTTACGAAATCACGGGGCTTACCAAAGATGGTGAAGTGTCGGTAAAGGTGACAGATAAGATTGGTAAGTCGAGCGACGCGACGCTTAAACTTTCGGGCGCATTGACGCGCATTTTCGGCACGAAAAATACAAATGCTGTATGGAGCGAGGTTAAAACGCCTGAAACTGAGAAAAATTCACAAAGCAGTACAAAAACTACAGCTGAAACTACCAAAGCAGAACAAACTGTGCCGAAAACGGAGATCGCGGATAAAAAACCTGCACGTGTTGAAACAAAAGCAATTGTGCCTGTTGTAGAAAATAGCGAAGATGAAGCCACGATTTCTGCGCCGCAGTCGATTGAAGATAAGATTGCCGCTATGCCTCGCGGTTCAAAAGAGCAGTTGAAAGCGCAACGTGATTATTTGGCACAAGAGATAGCCAAAGCAAAAGAGGCAATTAAGGGTAAGTTTGTCCCAAGGAGCGGCAAACTCTCTCCGCAAGACCAAAAAATAAATGCTTATGAGCGTGTAAAAGATTCTGGGGAGATTCCCGAAACTATAAATATCAAAGTTCCCGGCGACGGAGAGATTTCTGTCAAGAACAATCCTCACGGCATGGAATATCTTGATAAGTTTGCTGCAAAATTTAAAATGCAACCAAACGGCTTGGCGGCGAAAATGGCAGTTCCTGAGCCGCCGTCTGTCAAGATCACGAAGAATCCGAAAGCAGACCCCATCGAGAAGGAGACAAAGGATTTTGTATCAAAAAACAAAAAAGCGACGGAGTATCAAAAGCCATATTCGGGCGATGATGGATATGTTTATGCTACTAACGGCCGTATCATGGTTCGCCGAAAATTACGGAAAGGAGAAAAACCTCCTTCTAAGGGGAGTGGAAATCTTAGCTCCACATCACGCACATTTTTTGATGGGAAAGTCGCAAACGACTATAGTCTTGATACGGCTGAGACATACCCAAAGATAGTTCAAGCGCTGACAGTTGCTTATAAAGGACGGGCGAGCAAGAATGTTCCGGTTGTTGATATTTATCGCTCACCTGATGGCAAGATACATATCCGTGCAAGAGATGGGCAAGGCAATAACTATGCGACTGACGCATGGGCGAAGGATTCTGCCTATGTTACTACATGGAATGGCGAACAGTTGCGCGACATCTTAAAGCTCGCGGCAAAGAGCGGTGCTAAGAAGATTGGAATAGGCGTAGACGAAAAGGCAGGCATGAATTACTTGAAATTCGGCGATTGGGAAGCGGTCTTCCTTTCAGTTAGAGTTAATCCTGATGTGCGTAATGAATGGGACGCGGAGGATGTGGCAAATGCGGAATCTGCCCCGAAGAGCGAGATAAATACAGAGCCAAAGACGGAAGCGAAGGTAGAGCCTAAGAGCGAAACTGCCCCATCCATCACTCCAGCCGAAGCGATGAAGAAACTCGGCACTCTCGGCGCGGCAGATGTAGATACGCTCTCTAAGGCACTTGCGAGAGAAGAGCGTGCAGGACATACCGAACGAGCCAATATGATTCGTGTTCTCCGCGACTATAAGCGCGGCGTAGGAACGAACACTAATCCTGAGAGTGATGAGACAAGCGGTGGCAAGTATCGCGCGTCTGTAGAAGCGGCAAAGCCGTTAGATGACCCCGCATTTATCGCGTGGGCGAAGAAGCGCGGCGTTGCGCCTACTACGCAGAAGCGCAACGAGTATGACAAGGCGATGGCAGATATGCTTAAGAATCGCCTCAGCCGTTGGATTAAGGGCGTTAGCGTCAAGACGGTAAACTTTATCGCGCCCGAGGAAGGCGGTGATATAAAACCTATTCACGACGGCGAACGAATCGTAGGCTCGTATAATCGCGCAACGGGCGAGGTTAAACTTGCTAAGGGCGCGTCAGTTGAGACTGTCCTTCACGAACTCGGTTGGCATGCCGCTCGTCATTGGGCGGAAATAAATGCCGATAGTGACACGAAGGCAGCAAATCTTCTCACACAGATGAAGGTGTATGCCGAATCCGCTCCTAAAGAGATTAAGGATGCAGTTCGTGATGTATACGGAGACTTAGACGCTGATACGCTTCTTGACGAAATTGGGGCTGCACGCTTCACTAAGGAGCAGTCGGGTAAGATTGCCAAGGCTGTCGCCACGAAGGAAGGTGCGGCGTGGTATCAGAAGGTATGGAGTAAGGTTGTTGACTTCTATAAGAACTTTCTTACGAAAGCTGGCTATAACCGCGTTGACTTAGATGGCGTTGAGAATATGTCTCCCGAAGTCTTTGGTGACTTCCTTGCCGATGTTATGATGTCGGGCAAGCAATTAGGCGAGCGCACGGCGTTCTCGATGGAAGCACCTAAAGGTTTTGCGGCGAAGTGGACGAAAAGCCTCTCTGATTATAAAGCACCTATTGCCGAACTCGAAAAGCGCGTGATTGGCTCTTCCAACAATATCTACTATCTCGCTCGCACATTGGAAGGGCAAGCACAACGCGGCAAAAACCGCGCTGAGAGGGCGATTAGGCGCGTTGAGAAGGTGTTAGGTGACGATGTATCACCTGAACTTCTCGCGCAGTATATGCAGCTTAAAGCCTATGAAGAGCGTAATGCAAAGATAGAGCGTCGTAACGGCAAGGCGGACGCGTCGGGAATGACCCCCGAAGATGCAAAGGCGATTGAAAAGACAATCAAAGATTCTGGCGTAGACGAGGCTGTCTTTGAGGAAGCGGCGCAGATTCTCTGGGATTTGCAGAGAGAAGGCTTGCAGGCGCGTGTTGACGCGGGGCTTCTCGATCAAGAGACTGCCAATAAGTGGATGACGGATGAGCCGCATCATATTCCGTGGAAGGACGCGATCGACCCTGATTCGGGCGAATATGTAGGCCGTAGGATGGGTGCGTCGGAGTTTGATACGGCGGAAGGTCGTAAAACAGCCGCGTCTGGCGATCCTATTACTTGGATGCTTCAAGAGTATCAGGACGCAATGACCCGCGCTGCGCAAAACCGCTTGCGCTCGGCAATCGCTAACTTAACGCGGCTTAATGGCGATGTAGGTACAATCTATGACGGCATTCAGACGGATACTAAGGGCAAGCGTTCATTCATTAAGTACCCGATAGACGGCGGCAAGGCGAAGGTGCTATCCATCCCCGAAGGAGTAAAGGTAGAATCTACCGTTAAGAATGACGGCGGCATGCAGAATGTCCTTACCTTCAAAGAGGGCGGCGAGACTAAGTATCTCGTTCTTAATGGAACGCTCGGTGAGGCTGTCGCTGGTGCAGTAACAGGGCGCACGCTCTCGCGTCCTCCCGCTTGGATTTCTTGGGTGATGAGAGGTTATGCCGCAACCGCAACTTCCCTCTCTCCCGCGTTCGCCGCCCGTAATATTACTGCTGATAACTTCGATATTCATAACAATCTTATTGCTAAGTACGGCTGGGTTAAGGGCGAAAAGATGTTTGCCAAAATCGTTAAGGAGCAATTCTTGATGACTAAGCAACTCGGCTCTTATATTAAGAACGGCGATTTTAAGCTCGATAAGGACGGCAAGGTTACGGACTTCCAAAAGCTCGTAGAGGCCTACGAAGACGCTGGCGGACTTATCGGTGGTATGGCTACGGAAGGGTATGAGGCGACAGTCAAGAAGATTCAGGCGGACTTCCGCGCTGGGCGCAACAAGGTGCGTTCTATCGGCAAGTCGGTAGCCGGTTATTGGATGATGATGCAGAAGATGTCGGAACTCGCTCCGCGTCTCTCAGTCTTTAAGACGGCAATGGAATCGGGTATGTCGGCTAAAGAGGCGGCTATGCTCTCGCGTGCCCTTACCGTAGACTTTAATAAGAAGGGCGAGAAAACTCCTTGGTTTAATACCCTTTGGATGTTTTCTAACTCTGCGCTCGGCGCGAACTTGACGCAAATGAAAGGCCTTGTAGGCAAGACTGGGGCAAAACTCGCTGGCGGCTTAGTCATGTATGGCTTTGCTGAGGGTATGCTTGAGGCTCTTATGAACGGAGACGATGATGAGCGCGAGAAGGAAGGGCTTGCTTCTGGCAAGGATATTAACGAATATACGCGCCAGAACTCGCTCTATATCCGTAGAGGCGATAAGGTGTTTCGCGTCAATATTCACATGGGGCCGTTCGCGTATGCTAAATACTTCGGCAATGTAATGGCACGCACTTTTTCAGGCATGATTCCGCCAGAAAAGGCGGCTAAGGAGTTAGGGCTTACTGCGGCAGAAGTCGCAGCATCCTTCACGGGGCTTGGCAATGTATCTGGCGATGCGCTCGTCCAAACAGCAGTACCGACAGTTATCCAGCCATTTGCGCAGATGGCGACGAATAAGGACTACGCAGGACGAGCGGTTTATCGTACTAAGTTTACGGAATCTAAGCCTGATAGCGCACATGGGCGCAAGTCTACGGCGGCTGGGTATCATTGGGTGGCTTCACTCTTAAACTCGCTCACGGGCGGTAATGAAGCTCGTAAGGGCGCAATAGATATTGCTCCTGAAACAGTTAAGATGCTTACTGAGACGGTCGGCAAGAACTTTGCGCGAGACATTATGGAAATCGCCGAGACTGGGTATAAGCTCTTGAGCGACAACACAAAAGACCTCGATGTTCGTAATGTGCCATTCGCTGGTGACTTTGCGAGGACTCATGAGGGTAATGACAACCGCTTCTACGAGAACTATAACCGCTATAGGGATGATAAATATGAGCTTAAGAAGAATAGCAAGTTAAAGGGAGACGATCGGCGTGCGTACTTGAAGGAACATCCGTGGCTCTATTCGGCAGGCAAACCGGGAGTGACGCGAATCGACAATATCGTCAAGCGCATCGAGAAACTACGCGATGTCGAAGAGTCGGATCGTGCGACCGAAGAGCGCAAGGCCGAAGCAAAAGCCATGCGCCGCAAACTTCAAGCGCGAGTAATAGAGATAATGAAGGGCAAATAAGCCTGAAATGTGTACCCTAAATGTGGAAATACCCACATTTAGGGTGTATTCATATCGCTACATTTCCAATCTTTTAGCAATATTTCCTACAATATCTTCCTTTTCTTTCGGTTGAAATAATCATCGCGGCAATTCAAGCGAAACACTATTAAATCTCTACTGAAATAATATGAAAAAAATAGAGATTCCCTATTGCATGTTCGACCAACCTTATGCTATAATACGCACCGTAGCCCACGAAAGAGGCATTCGAGGGCGGGCAAAACGAAAGGAACGAAGGAAAGTTATGAACGAAAAGATACTGAATGTGCCGCTCGATAACGAGACGCGAGATTGGCTTGATGCAGAGGCTCAAGCGAACGGACGATCTGTCAGTCGCGAGGCGGCGCAGATTATCAAAGCCGCAAAACAGGCAAAGGATAATTAAAGGAGTCCTTATGGGATATATCGACGAAAACGGCAAGTGGAGGCGCGGGCGCAATATGCGTACACAACTTCGGCAAGTCTCTGCGGTTAGGCTTGTCGGCTTTCAGGATGCCGTGGATGATTTAGGAACGCATACTGTTCACGGCGTTCAAGTGCCTTACACTCATCAGCAAGTGCGTAAGGTTCTGCAAGGTAAGCACAAGAGCGAGAGGCTTCTTCGCGTTATTGCCAACAAGCGTCCTGATTTATTTACTGTCTACTTTGTGTGCGATGATGTGCGCAAGTGGGCGGCGGAACATAAAAAGGAGGAGGCATGACAACACCTGAGTTCATATTTGATAAACAAGTCGCTCATGTAGCGAAAGTAAGCGTAAGTTATATCTCTACGATGTTTAATAAAGGCGATAAGTTCGTCCTTAGAGACGGCGAGATTGACTTGCGCAAAGCAAATCCCATTACTATCGCTGGCGGTAGGCGATGGGACCCTTGGAAGGTCGCAGAAGTTTTAAACATCACCGTCGATAGGCTGATGGAAATGTTGAAGTAAAAAAACAAACAACTAAAAAAGGAAACGGAAAATGGCACTAAACTTAGCAAGTATCTCAACTGAATCGCAGGTGAAAGCACCTCGCATTGTTCTTTTGGGAGTAGAAAAAATCGGTAAGACTTCATTCGCGTGCGGTAGCCGCGTTGAGAATGGGGTCGTGGCAGAGTATGGCTTAAATAAGCCTGTAATTATTTCAGTAAAAGGCGAACAAGGCGCGGATTCAATACCCGTAGCGAAGTTCCCCGTCGCGCAGACATTCGGAGAAGTCATTGAAGCGCTTGGCGCGCTCTACGCCGAAGAACACGAGTTCGGGACTGTCGTTATTGATTCCGTCTCGGCACTTGAGCCGCTCGTTTGGACGGACACTTGCAAAGAAGCGGGGGTTGCGTCTATTGAGAAGGTAGGCGGCGGGTATGGCAAGGGCTATACAGAGGCACTTACGAAGTGGCGGCAGCTCTTGGACGGACTTGACGCACTCCGTGAGAAAAAAGGTATGGCAAGCATTATTATCGGACACACAAAAGTTAAGGCTATCAACAATCCCGATACTGATTCCTACGATGCTTACCACCTTGATATTAACGATAAGGCGGCTAATCTTCTCTTCCGTTGGGCGGATTTGATTCTTTTTGCGAATACTAAGGTTGTAGTAAAGAAAGAAGAGACTGGCTTCAACGGCGAGAAACACCGCGCAGTCGATTCCACGAACGGACGCAGATTCGTCTATACGCAGAAGCGGCCTTCGCACCCTGGCGGTGGACGCGGCGTTTTTGGCCGCTTGCCATACGAGTTGCCGCTTGACTGGGCTTCATTCCAGACGGCGATTGACGAGATTATGTAATTTTTTTTCACTAAACTAAAAACAAAAAACAAGGAGTAAACTAATGAGTACATTCGATGATATTTTCGGCGGCAACTTTGACGCGGACGCGGCGATCGAGGACGGAGCGCAGGTCGAAGCGTCCGTAGCTAACGAGCCACTCCCTGCGGGCGAGTATAAAGTCATTATTGAGACGGCAAGCGACATTGAACGTTTTGCGTACAACAATGAAGAAACTTCGCGCACAGGCTTTAAGCTGACGCTTCAAGTCGTTGAGGGCGAGTATGAAGGTCGCAAGCTCTTCTGCGATGTGACGGTCGCGGATGACGATCAGAGCGAGAAGGCACAGAAACAGCTCCGTATTGAGATAGGTCGCTTGGGTGCGCTCGTCAAGGCTGTCGGTTGGCCGTCTCTTAATGGGCGCAACCCTACGGACTTCATCGACAATATTGTTGTCGCGAAGGTAATTGTGTGGAAAAACAAGACGACCGGCAAGATGCGCAACTTCATTAATGGATGGCTCTCGCCCGAGGGTGGTGCGGCGGTCAATCCTAAACCGATGACTAATCCTTCCACTGCAAAGCCTGCGCCTAAGACGGCAGTCGGTGGCGCGAAGAAAATGCCTTGGGCGAAGTGAGGTAAAAAATGAACGAAGCTGATATTGAATCTCTCGTTGCCGACCTCTACAACGCAAAGAAGGCGGAAGAGCAAGCTAAGGCGGCTCGCATTGCGGCTGAGGAAGCCGTTGCCGCTGCACTTGGCGGCCCCGACAATGGTTCTCACATATTCACAACGGGAACGCTTAAGGTTACTGTCACGCGTGGCTATAACTACAAGGTGTCCGATATGGATGAGTTTGAGACAAAGTTTCCTTCGCTCGTCAAGACTACCGTTAAGAAGGAGTTGGACGCGAAGGAGTATGAGGCTATGCGTGTTAATTGCGATGATGTCAGCGACATTGCCGCTTATATCACGGCAACGCCTAAAAAGGTATCGGTAGAACTTAAGATGTGATTTGCTGTACTGCAATTATGAGTAACGGCTAAAGGGTATGCCGGGGAGGCATTTTTTAACCTCTTAAAAAGAAAGAAACGGAAAATGAATTTTACAGATGTACTATCGCCTGTCGTTCGCGCGATTTATGCCGCGAGGGAGAAGGAAGGACGAGCCGAAGAGCCGAGACGCTACTTAGGCGCGTCAATCATCGGTCACGAATGCGAAATGTATTTATGGCTGATGTTTAGGGGCGTTATCGCGCAGAAGTTCGATGGGCGGATGTTCCGTTTATTTGAGCGCGGCAGACGCGAGGAAGCAGAGATTTGCCGCGATTTAAGAAGTATTGGGTGCAAAGTTTGGGATAAGGATGAAGACGGCAATCAGTTCGGGATCTCATTCTTAGGAGGGCACTTCCGCGGTCATTGTGACGCAGTAGCGGTAGGCATCCCCGAAGCACCGAGTAAGCCGCATGTAGTCGAAATGAAAACACATAGCAGCAAGAGTTTCGCAGACCTTAAAAAGAAGGGCGTAAAACTCGCAAAGCCAATGCACCATGCGCAGATGATGATTTATATGTATGGGATGGAGATTGATGACGCGCTCTACTTTGCGGTCAATAAAGATACGGACGATCTCTATACTGAGCGCATTAAACTCGATAAGGCTGAGGCAGAGAAGATTGTCGCTAAGGCGAAAAAGATAATTGAGACTTACGAGCCAATGAAGTGCGCAACGAGAGAAGATGATTATCGTTGCAAGATGTGCGAGGCACGAACGGTATGCTGGCATAGGACGGGCGCAGTATTCGCATGTGAGACTTGTATTGATTGCCGCACTTGCTGTCACTCTACGCCGATTACCGAGGGCGAGGGAGCGAAGTGGGAATGCGCGAAGGGCAAGACCTGCGTTATTGGCTCGCCATGTAAATGCAAGGAGCATTTAGCGATTCCAACGCTTATCGCCGGGGAGTTAGATACTGCTCACGACGGGGCGATTGTCTATAAGGACGCTGAGGGAAAAAAGTTCGTAAACGGTCACGGCGGATTTTCGACAGAAGAGCTGATGAAAATGCCAATTGACGCGGCAGGGCTTACCGTTGAGTTTTGTGAGAAATTCGGCGGCACATTCGTAGGCGGCAATACATTAGAGAAGAAGTACAAGGATCATCCTGTAATATGGAGCGGCAACAAAGTAGAGGCTAAAGCATACCTTAGTGAGAATGGTTATGATAGCTTTGCTTTAACGGCGGAAGAGAAAGGGTTTGGAGTGGAGTATTATGAGTTTTGCCATAAAAAACTTGTAATCACGCATACGAACAAGGGTCTTGTTGAGATTAAAGATATGGAGGCGTTCTAATGTGTTTTGATGGAAGACATCTACTAATCTGCTTTATCTGCATCGCCGTGGGCTTTGCAGCAGGAATGATTGGAGGTAGCAAATGATTGAGAATCGTGATAACACATTTGCTTGCCGCGTGCCTTGCGAGACGCGGCGATGCGTGTGCAATGCTTTCGGGTATTGCTTGGATGTCGACCCTTGCGAACGGCGTCGGACGCGTGAGGAAGAGCAAGAGTTTAGGGATTCAATAACAGAGGAGGTATGACGATGAAAATCACATTACACTTCAAAAGGCATTTCAGCGGCAAATTCTGCGGAGAAGAGATACAAGTGCATTGTCTTGTCGCAAGACACTTGCACGATGACAACGAAACAGATAGGCTTGCAAACACGATGATTCATATCTTGCAGGAGGGCGCAAGAGAAAACTTTATTCGGCTATTTCTCAAGAATGATACATCTAATAATGCCAACAACGATATGCCTACCGACAACAAGCCTGCTACCATTGCGCTTAAAGCGCGTTGTGAGGTTGCTGAGTTGCAAGCCAAACAATGGCGAGCCAAATACGAGCAAGCGATGAGGGAATTATATGGCAAAACTACTTGATACTCCACGAAAGGAAAACGCGAAATGCCGCTGTGGTAAAGAAGATGTTGAAAAGAGTAGAAGATGAAAACGAAGAAGCAAGTTGATAATCCTCTCTCGCATTGGAGCGAGGGAGATTGGGATGCGCTATGGTGTGCGCTCTTCAACGGCTCTGTTATTGGCAATAACAATAACCGCAATCATGCTCACATCCTGCGGCATTACTGCAACATAAGCGATAAAGTAAAAATGAATTTTTATGGATTAAACAGAAAGGTGAAATAACTAATGGAAACGATTAACGACATTGTGCGCAAGATGCGTATTGGCGACCTCTGCGCAGAGGATACTTCCGCGGCACGCCCGGCGTATATCAATGACATCTTGGCCAGCTACGCCGACCGCATTGAGGCGGCGTGGAAGCGCGAACGCGAAGCAGGAGCTGAGGCGGCGCAGATATGCGGCGAGATAGGCGAGATCGTTGGGAGAGAAGCAGCTACTGAAAAATCCTCAGCAGTTGGCAACGCAGGCACCGTGCGCGAGGTCGCGCAGGGAATG